TCGACGAGTCGCGGCACGATATGCTTGTTGGTTTTACCCGTGATATCGTCCCATGTAAGAGCCATCTTCAAGCCCTCCTGCTAAATGGTTGAACATAACAAACCGTCAAACTCTAACTGGCTCTTGCAGCCGCCTCAGCGGCTTCCAATTAGCGCTTGATCCGATCTGCTCGTCCTTCCATTTCAGGCTCGGGCTTGCGCCTTCCTTAGATGGCTCCGGCGGCGACCAGCGTCGCGCATCATACAACGGCAGCCTAAGAGCCTATAGGCTGCCGCGCAGAGTCAGGCCTTGCCTTCCTTCCTGAGTTCTTCGGCGATCAGGCTTGCGAGCCTGCCCGACCCGTCGGCTGTAATCTCCTCAGGAATGGCAGTGTCCTTCTTCTGCAGTCGTGCCTGCAGCGGCCCCAAAATGGGCTCGCCGCTCTCGGCATATGGAACGTTGCTCTTTTTGAGCTGTTCCTTGAATTTGGCCTCTACCTCGGACTCGATTTGCTTGCGCAGCTTTTCCTCTCGAGCCTTTTCGGTGATGGCCTTATAGGCCTCGGCTAGGTTTCCGCCACGGTTGCGTGCCTCTTCGATCAGCACTCTCCTATCAAGGTCGGTACCGAACTCCCGCCGGTGCTTTTCCTGATAGTCGATGATGTCCAAAAGCACAGCACCAAAGGCATCGCCGCGTCTGGCAAACTCCTGCTCAAACTTGTCTGCAGTAATCAGTTGGCCGGTGGACAGCATCTTATTGATGTTATCGACAACCCCCTGAAGCTCCTGCAAACGCTTGTTTGCAGCCTGCGCCTCGCGCCTAGCCTCCTGCAAAGCCTTGTCATAATCATCGCCAAGGTAATCGGATGCCGTGCCGCCATGCGCTTCCGCTGCGGCTTTTGCACTGGCACCCGCGGCCTCCAATGCTGCGAGCCGCTCCTTGGCTGCCTTGAGTTCCGAGGTGGCCCTTGTATACTCGTCGTTAGCCGACTTGTACCATTCGAGGTACCGGTTTTTTTCCTCTTCCCAGGCCTTGCGCTGCTCAGAGAGTTCATTCATCTTTCTGCTGTAATCAGACTGACGAAGCCCTCCCTCGTGCAGCTCGGTTAAAAGCTTCCTTCTCGCTTCTCGCTCTGCCGGATCCTGAATCAGTTCCAGCAAAGATTCGAGTTCCGCTGGAAGTGCCATAACTCTCCTAATTTTCTCACCGGTTCAACACAGTCCGACACCGCAGCGACTTTGCGCGATCACGCACCCAAGGGCGGCATCGCACCCTCCCCTCCCGGAGGAGGTGGCACCACGCCGCCGGTTGCTTGCTCGGGTGGTCTCGCTGGCCCCGGTGCGCCGGGGCTCGCCGCTACGGCAGACAACCCTGAATCCAAAATTTGCGCTGCCTTGTCGGCAAAGGGAGCAAAGCTCGGCTCAGCCGCAGCGATCTGCTGCAGCACCCGCTTAACGGTCTCGATCTGCGAGACCAGAAATCCCTTAGGGTTGGGCTGCCCGCCGCCTTCGGGAGCGATACCCATGGGGGAGCTTGGCACTAAAGACGACAATCCAGCTCCCGGCGACGGACCTCCGCCCATCTGAGCGGTTACCTCTGGCCCCGGTGCCGGAGGCATCGGCATTCCTACTGGGGCCATTAGCTCTTCCCTTTCTTGCCGGTTTCACTCTTTGTATTGACCGAAATCGGTTCGGTTGCAAGAGGTGCGAAGGTCGCGGGGCTCTCGATCCCAGCGGGCTGGGTCTTGTCCCCATGTCCCTCAATCTCCTGCCCCTCAACCACCGTAACCTTTTTATCCTTGGCCATCGATTACCTCCATTATAATTTCAGCTCCTGCCGGCACGGTACCGCGCCAGCTCTCGCCTTTGTTTTCGCAACTCACTGGGAATTCCCTCCCCAGTGGACAAAACCTTGACGAGCCTCTTATGCTCCTTTATTGCCTCTGAGCGCCTCATGGATATGCTATCGCTTTGCTCGCCTCGAGCCACGGCTAGATCTCCTCACCTTCCTCACCTTCCTCGACATCCCCGCCTCGCTGAGGGCGATAGCGATCGCCTGCCTTCTGGACGTTACTGGACGACCCGAAGAGGATTTCAATGTGCCCATCTTGAACTTGCGCATTTCCTCGGCGATCCGGTTCTTTTTAGCGCTCAACGGCGCGCCCGTACCCAGAAGCGGCATGTGTCAGCTCCTTGTCGATTCCCTTTTACTTTTGCGTCGCTTTGTTACCCGAACTGGCGGGCTAGCCTTGGCAAACGCATCCAAGATCCGTTGTCCGCCTCGCTGCTCTCGCTCTAGATATTTGCGGACGTCGTCGAGGATAGATTCGTCTTCGGCAACTTTCGACGCAAATGAGCGCAAATTCAACGCTGCTTCTTCTATTTTGTATTTCCTAACGTCAACATCAACCGGCCTTTTTGCCATTTCATTCCCCATATTAGGTGCTGGCCGGCACAGCCGGTGAGATCGCGCTATACCAGACCAGCACCCCGAGTCGGGCTGTGTCAATTCGGATTATACAGGCAGCGGTCAACATATTCAATGGCCTTATGATGCAGTAACCGACAAATCAACCTGAACGTTGAGCGTGTCGCCGCTTATAACCGACCTGGATGTGGCAAAATCACCGGCCCCATAGAGCTTGCCGGTGGTTCCGCCCTTTGTGCTATCGGATGTCAAGAACGCGCCATACACCGTGCTGGTAGCGTTGATCGAAAAGGATGCTTTACTGTTACTATTCGACATTGATCCGCTGCTTGCGGCGCCGTTTTTCACCCATTGCGGCCTCGTGGAGTTGGAGTATGGCGTAATCTCGCTCCATGTTGAGTGGCTTGCCATTGTGTCACTGGCAGCCGGGGTGCCGCTGCCCTTTAGCCCCACATACCAGTTCACAGAACTTGCGGCTGCATTGAAGCTGTTATCTAGGAGCAGGTTACGTCCCTCGGTCACAACCAGATTTTCAAACCCATCCTGCCACTCCAACCGTTGGATATGTTTTCTGGAGCAATTAAATGTGTCGTGGCATCTAGTTCCATCTTTGTGCCAGTTTGAATAGCACCAGATCCGGTAGGTTGTTTTTATGCCTAGGTTTAGCCTGCTATCGTTTGACATCACCACCCCCGTTTGCCGGCTATCGTGAACGTCCGCGGCCCTTCTTGCGAGCTACTTTGCGGGCAATAAGTGCAAATCTTGCACGCTTTCCTAATGTGCCCTTGTCATGGGCATGCTCCCTAGCAAACTCCGCAACCGACTTGCCGGCTGCCCTAGCTGCCTTAGTAAGGGCCCCGACAGTGCCCTTGCGCTCCATTCTCTCCGCAGCTTCCTGCATCCACAGTCTTTTGGCCATAGGCCACCTCCTCTCTCTAACCGTTAGACAGGCTGGTGACCGGATATCTCGCTCTGGCCACCTCCCATGCCAACGGAACGTAGAATTGACTGGATATCGAGGCCGCCACCGGTTTTTTGCCGAATCAGGTTAGCCAACTGCTGTGCGGCCTCAAGCTCGAGATTCTTCTTTACGCTCTCCTTCAGCGCACCAAGATCCAGCGCTTCAAGCAGATTATCACGATCTAGATCCCCGCCCCGACGAAGGGTGAGCATGAGCGTCTGCATCGGGATCCTGCTGGTCTTAAGCAGCGACCCTGGCTGGATCATAAATTGGAATGTTCTCCAATGCTCTTCCGGCGGTACCCCGGCTGGAACCATCGTTGCCGGGTTATAGTCGAAGTCCTCGAACGTCAGCCCGTCCACCCCCAGCATCTGAATTCTGCGTCTCATCGTATAGAACTGAAACACATTAGCAATAAACTGCTGGCCGATCTCTTTAAAGAAGGATTCTATCCTCCTGACCTTCAGACGGACAAGGGTCTGCTGCCCCTCCTTCATCTGCTCGAGGGTGTCAGCGGCGGGAATGATCGGCTTCCGCGATACGTTGCTGATATCTATGAATCCAGACTGGGAGTCGAGTTCCTGCTGTGCATAGAGCATTGTCTGAAAGACAAAGCCGGGCAGCGACGGTGATTGGGCATATTGAGGTGGGCTGATCGACGCCGGGCTATAGTAGAGCTTTGCGCCCGGCATGTTCGGGTCCAGCGTCCTTTTGACCGAGGCGCCGAAGGCATTATCCGGCGCAATGAGCGGCGGGTTTACCGCCCTCTTGACCGAATCCAGAATGCCCGCAAGCACATTGTTCATAATATCTTGCAGCGGGACCTGGTTGCGGAACTCGCTTATGCCGGGCCACTGCCACGGCACTTCGTTCAGCTTCAGGCAGGCAAATGGAAACTGGCCATGCCAGAATGGGTTCGGTCCGTCATACAGCACAATGGGGCCGCCCATGCAGATCAGCCTGCCGCGTGGGTACAGCCGCTCACCGGGCTTGACCGCATAGCCATATTCTAGGGCCGGGTTTCCGACATAAACCGTGGCATTGGATGTATTTCTCTGCGGATCCCGAATCCAAAATTCCCTATACAGAGCCCTAGGAACGACCGATTCCCTTGCTCTTTGTCCCGTCCCGCCTGAGAACAGCCTGCGAATTTGCGGGCTTAGAAACTGCCATGTTCTGCTCGATGGTATCGCCGAATGCTCGGCGTCAACCCTGGAGACAAAGGATGAATACTGGTTGTCCGGCGGTACGGCATATCCCTTCAGGGGATATTTCTCCTTGAACCACATCAGCGGCCTTACGGCCCTATAGATTAGCCCAACGGACTTCTGCAGGGTAAACCCAGGCCTGATCGGGATCACGTCCAGTGGCCCGCAGGGGGTCAGTTCTAATTCGCCCTCCCCATTTTTTGCGTCCGGGTTCCAGACAAACCGACCGTATCCAACGGTTAGAGCCGCGTAAGTTATGATCGTCGACATGATCATGTCGATATCTTCGTTAAAGAACCAGGCCCTGATGATCTTGTTCAATATTT